GTCGTGTACGGAGCCTAAGACTTTAGAAGTCTGCCAGGAACCAATCGCGATTATAAAATCGTTGCATGGTAGTTGGAGCACTATAGTCGAAGTTCAAAAGGTTTTTCTGAATTTCAGAGATAGTAGGGAATGTGTAGAAGTCAATGAATGGCGTGGTGAGTATGTCTGTGTAGAAGGTGAGTGAGAAAGTACGTTCGTCAGGAGTGTATCCTTGTCGATTGTAGTATTCAAACACATCTTTGCAGACGCGCCAAACTCGTTTATCAAGGCCCATGGAGGCGTAGGCGATGCCTACAGCCATAGCCATAGTCTTTGAAGGAGTTGGGTTGACAGCTTTGGTGTGGTAGAATTGTGCGAGGAGATCGATCGTGTCACGGTGTGGGAAACCATGATTGTTGGTGTAGCCGAGGACGGTGGTACCGTTCGGTTGGTGTGTGATCGCACAACTTTCAGGCTTGGTGATTGAGCCGAAGAGTTGTTTGTCCATAGCAGCATATGATTCGAGGAATAACGAGTGTGCTTCAGGAGGGATGAAGAGAGCGAGTTGCATGAGGATGTCGTCGCCTTCGCCTTTGTAGAGGAGAATGTCGTTTTCGTGAAAGCCTAGATTGAATAGGCAGTTAGCGTTAGTGATGCCGAAGTAAAGAGTGTCGTCTACTTGTGTAGTGTAGATGCCGGAAGGTTCACCCGCGAAGTTGCGAATGAAAGCTCGTCCGTCGTAAATGACAGTGGGAGTGTTTCGGTGAGAGTAGAGGAGCCAGGCGAAAAGTCGTCTAAGGCGTTCTGCTTTCTGGGGAGTCCAGTCAGTCTGTGTGTCTGGGTAACCTCGAGTAGGAATGTATCCATTATCGAAGTCGATCCAGGACCAGTACATGTCGTCGATGTCGTCTTTCACTTGGAAGAGAAAGTACTTGTCGAATCTTGACTTGTCTAGTGTGATGATTGACGTGGTCATGTATGAGCGGTAAAGCTCGTGGTTCAGTTTGAACCATCCGCCGAGAATTGTTTCATAGCCCCAAAGGAGTGGAGTGGAGCCAATGTTTCGCTTGTAGTGTGCGAACAATTGCCAGAAGAACATGATGTAACCGATATTCTGTGGTCGTGGAAAACCAGAGATGGAACGAACCTTGTTTGGGTCGTCTTTATCGATGAGTGCGCTTTTGTTGTGTAAAAGAATGTAGTATAGATGCTTGTCGAAGGAGTCTGTGCCGTCTTTGATTCTGTGGTGAATGAGGCGTGTCCATTCGAAGATGATGTCTTTCATGTTGCCGAAGGTTGGTTTCGGATCAGCATTGAGGCCGTGGGATTCGGTGTAGACAGGATCGCGGAGCTTGGAGAGGAAGAAGGGTTCTGTGGAGAAGGGGGCTTCTGCGTTGGAAGAATTTTTGTGTGGGTAGTGGTACTTGACGTCGAAAATGTGGGCAGGTCTGACTTTGGTAGGTGGTCGGAATTTGCTTTCGATGTAGTTGACAGCTCGGACATAGTTGTTGTCCTTGTTTACATGGTGATAAGGGATGTCACCTTGCATGAAGTCGGATAGTACGGATTCTTCGCTTAAAACGTCGGAACGTTTGCGCTCGTAGAGGATCTGTTTGATTTCGTCAGGGAAGAGGTTTTTAGCCAATGCGACGAGAACAGTCTTTTGGTGGTTGAGTATTGCAATGGGTCGGGGTCTGGGGGGGGTGGGGTGGAACGGAAAGTCACGTATTTGAGTGAAATTGGTTCGGAGGTTGAGACCTTGGAACTGTGTGATGAGTTCTTCCATTGTGGGAGGAAGTTAGAAAGTGTTTGAGGAGCTTCAGAATGAAGTTATGTTTAGTTTCAGACGGGGAGTGTCTTGAAG